CCCAGCTCAACAGACGTTTGTTACCGATAAGGTGATGAACTATGCTGAGTGTGTTGAGGAAATGGTCAAGAGGTACAAGAAACACGAGGCTGAGCATTTGGCATTGCTAAACGTGCTGCGTGAACGGCGTGACGAGATGCTAACACAAGCTACCAGGGACGTTGAACATGATGAAGCTCTGATCAATGATATTGAGGCTGATACCGAGGTTCAGTATGAGGGCATCTTTGCTCCCATCCGCAAGTTTTTCCGCAGGCCAGGAAATGTCATTGACCGTGGTTTTAATTTGTTCCGCAATCTTGCAGCGCGAATGAGAAAGATGTTTGACAATGGTGTCAAGCGCTTTTTCGATTTTGCCGCACGATCTAATGTGAAGAGGATTCTCGTGGTTCTTGGAATTGTGGCGGCATTCATTGTGTCTGTGAAGATTTTCTCACACTTTTTCGGTAAGAAGTCGGAGGATTCTCTGCTTCAACCAAAGTATGAGGCCGAGTTGCTCGAGAATGGTGGTACAGTAAAGTTGTTTCACAACAAGCTGATGTCTTCTATTCTCGATCGCAATGTGTTTCACATGTACAAGGAACATGACGACCCCGAGCGCACTGAGAGTGCTGGCACCATCACCATGGTTTCTGGTACGTGTGGCCTCATGAATTGGCATTACATACCGCAATTTCGTGAGGCTTTTGAGCACGGACACAAGTACATCAAACTTGTGTCCCACAGCAATGTCAAGAATGTGAAGTTTGTGCCCATTGCACATTTCCTTGATGACGACAACATGTCTGCTGATGTTGGTGCTGATGCTGTCGTTGTGAAGTTTGACAAGTCGTTCAATGTTTGCAGGGACATTGTGAAGCATTTCGTTTCGAATGAGACCATCACGAACAACAGGGATTTTAACACAGCCCTGTTTGCGCCCAAGGCGCCGAAGTGTCTCATGATCTGGGACGTTGCCAAGAGGGCTTACAATAAGCCCGTACGTGTTAACGGCAATTATCACGATAATCTTATCGTATACGATGCTGATACACAGACGGGTGATTGTGGATCCCTTCTTGCATACACCGGTGATTACGCCAACTCTCAAGAACGTATCATCGGATTGCATATGGCCGGCTTTGTTGACGGCGGCAGAAAGAAGGGCTTGGCTAACATTGTGACCCAGGAGAAGTTGCGCGAAATGCTTGATGTGTTCGGTAAGCAGCCAGTGATTCATGCAGACGTGAGTGTCGAAGGTGATTTCTTCAAGGACGAGGAACTTTGCCATGTCGTGGTTCGCCCAGACGAGAAGAAGTTCTATGCACCTACAAAGACCGCAATCTGCAAGTCGAAGCTTTACGGAGCCATGGCACCGCCTACGAAGGCTGTGGCGCGCTTGGCGCCATTCATGAAGGATGGTGTTTTGCAGGATCCACGCAAGCTTGCTCACATTCGACAGGACAGTTACAATGTGTATATTGATCCTGACCTCCTTGAGCACGTTGTTCGCGACGTTTATAGGACTTTAAGCAAGTGTGTCAAGAATAAGGGCAAGAAGTTGTCTTTTGAGGAGGCAGTGCGTGGTGTGAACGGTAAGAAGTTCATCCGTGGCATTCCACGCGGGACGAGTGCCGGTGATTATGGCTTGGATAAGCCTGA